TGGTGCTCCAATCTATTACAGATCAGTAACTCCTATTATGGATAGTGGAACCACTAAGCGTAAGTTTTATCATAGCGTTGAGATTGTGGGAGATAAGATTCCTGCTACAATGAATATAAGACATACTAGTGATGACTATAAAACATGGTCAAACTATAGACAAGTAAACCTTAATAATGAACGTCCACAAGTACATCAAGCAGGCGCAAGCCGTCGACGTGCTTGGGAGTTCTTATGTACTGACAATCAACCAATACGACTTGAAGCTGCTGAGATAGACTTTGATATTGGTGAGTTAGAGAATGTAGGACAACCAGCACAGCAAGGGTAAGGTAGATGGTAACATATCAAGTAGAGTTATACTCTGATGTTCTTCCAGAGCTGCGGGTTATATACCCAGAGCACTATAAAGAAATAGAGCAAGAGGTTAGTGGTGGTTATGAACTAGACCCAGACTGGACTCAGTACTTTGCTCTTGAACAAGCTGGTATGTTACATGTTATTACTTGTCGCAAAGCCGATAAGCTTATTGGTTACATGTTCTACATTGTTAGTAAACACTTACATGTAAAGTTATGCGTTACAGCCTACGAAGATATATACTTCCTTCGTAAGGAATACAGAAAAGGACGGACTGGTATTCGTATGTTTCAGTTTGCTGAACAACATATGAAGTCTATTGGTGTAAATAAAATGCTAGGTACTACTAAGGTACATATAGATAACTCAAAGTTATTTGAATACCTTGGATATCAGTTTGTAGAAAAACTCTTCAGTAAATATATATAAAAAGGAATTAATATGGGTGGCGTAGTCCAATCAATCTTTGGTGGTGGTAGTTCTAGTACTGCTTCTCCAGCACCATTACCACAAAGTCAAACAGATCCGTACGGTGCTATTGGTGGTCGTACAGCGGCTGCTAATCAATTAAAAAGCTTTATGGATAATCCATCGTCAGCTATGAGCTCCCCAGGTTATCAACAGCAGCTGCAACAAGGTCAGAATGCACAGCAAGCTGCTGGTGCAGCTAGTGGAACACTCCAATCAGGTGCTCAAGCTAATGCTCTTCAGAGTATGGGACAGAATACATTTGGTGCTTACTATCAACAGATGCTTGGTAACCTTGGTTCTTTGTCTGGTGCTACTTCACAGACTCCTGCTGGTGGTGCTCAAGCACAAAATCAAAGTAATCAAATTGCTTACAATGCACAGAATCAGAATGCACAATCAGGGCTTGGCTTAGTTGGTATGGCTCTTGGTGGTGCTAGTGCTGCTGGTTTGTTTAGTGGCGGAACTGGAATGATGGGTATTGGACAAACTCCAAACTGGTCTAATCCTTATGCAAGTTATGACCCTACTGGTGGTGCTGGTGGTGGTGTAGGCTTATCAGGTATTGAATAATGAGTTTCTGGAACAACCCTGGAGCATCGTTTGAAGGGCTAGCGCACGACCCGTGGCACAGTATGCAGAACTTTATGACTACTGGTGTAGTTCCAATGTTACCTTATATTGCTGGTGCGATTGGTGGTGCTTATGGTGGTCCCGCAGGGGCTGCTGCCGCTGGTGGTGCTACTCAAGAGGGTATTGATTACTTTGGTGGTAACTCACAAGCCAGAACTGGTCAAGGTATTATGGGTAGTCTAATGTCTGGTGCTGGTAAAGGTCAATTGGGTAGCTCAGCGTATGGTGCATACGATACTGGATCTATAGGCCCTAGTCAAGGACAGCAAGGTATTAGTCAGTTAATGAAATTGTTTGGTAACTCTTCTAGTGGTTCAACAGGCAGTTCAAGTACAGGTGGTTCTGGTTCCTCTAGTTCACCTCTTAATTACTTTCAAGCCCGTAATCAAAAGATACAAGAATTACAGAAATATATAACTGGTGAGCCTCCATTGACTGGTATTGGCAACCAAGCTGCTGTCTCTCAAGATGCTGAGAGGCAAGCACTAGAGGGTTCTAGTACCGATAAGAATAAACCAGAATACGTAGCTGACTCAAAACCAGTTGAAGTGTTTAATGATGAAACAAGTGAAGGATAATATATGGCAAACTTAGCGCAAGCCTTTGCAGGTGGATTTGAAAGTGGTCAAGCTATAGGCGATACTATTGTTGCCGATCGTGATCTTAAACAGGCTCAAGCTGAATCAGGTCCAGGTGCTGATCTATTCACTACCTATCAGAAGGCAGGCCAAATGGCTATGCAATCTGGTAACACTCGTGTAGCAGATAAGTTTCTTAAGCAAGCTAATGAGTTTAAAGGTGAAGCACTTAAGCAACACATCAGTGAACTTAAAGTTCATCAAGGTGAAGTAGAGGCTTTGTACCAAGACTTGCAAGGTAGCAAGACTAAAGAAGATCTTCTTGGTCGTGTTAATAAAGCTGCTGCTAATGGTAGGCTTTCTGAAGCTGAGAAGCTTGAATACTCTGGTGCTATTAACAAACTTACTGATGAACAAGTACCCGCTTTTATTGAAGAAGCTGGTAAGAAAACATTAGGTTACAAAGAACAGTTAGAAGTACAATCTAAGATTGCACATGACGCCCTTGAGCAAGATAAATTTAAAGAAGAAAAACGCCATCATATTGTTCAAGAACGTAATGAAGCTATTCGAGCTACGGGTGGTAGCAGTAAAGATGCAAAAGCTGAAGTTAAACATATTCAAACACGTATTGAAAAAGCAGACGATGAATTGCGTGCTGAAAAAGCTCGTATCCGTAAACTTGATCCTAAGAAGTTTGATGAAAAAGCTAAGGCTAAACTTATTGCTGATGCTGAGATTGACCATGAAGAGGCTGTAGCTGCTGCTCAACCTAAAGAGAAATCTAAAGAAGAGCCTAGCAAAGCTAGTGTTCCATCTGTTACATCTGCTGATCAAGACAAGTTAATATCTCTTAATAAAGAGGGTAAATTAACTAAGGGTCAAAAAGAAGAATTTGATAGTTACTATGGTAAGGGTGCCGCTGATAAGATTTTAGGTGGTGCTAAGGGCCCTGCAAAAGCTGAACCTAAAGAACAACCTAAACCAGAAGCTAAAAAAGAATTAACGGATGAAGAGCAGTTGGCTGAAGATTTATCTAAAGCTACTGGTGTTCAAGAACGTAATGCAATTCGTAACGATTATAATATCAGGCAAGATCGTAAAGCAAAACAAGCTAAACAAAAGGCTATTGCTGCTAAAGGGAAAGAAAAGACTGAAGCTGCAATTGCTAAGGCACAGAAACAAGGTTTAGTCCTTTCTGGTATGTCTGGCACACAGCTTAAGTTTGTTGATCCAAAAACTGGTAAAGAAGTACTAGAATCTGAACTATAAAAGGAAGTCACATGGCAACGTTTGAAGGACCTACACAAGGTAGTACAGCATCACCTAGTACTTTTACAGGACCTTCTACAGACACACCTACTGAATCTAGGTCTACATTTAGTGGACCAGCTAAGGCACCTACTGGTGGTATGCAAGCTGAGGTATTAGAAGTGCTTGATGGTGATACAGTTAAAGTTCGCTTACCTTCTGGACGTACTAAAGCTATTCGTGTGGCTGAAATTGATGCACCTGAAATATCACATGATAAACGTGGTGCGCAATTTGGTGCAGATGAAGCAACTAAACAGTTGTCAGACCGCATTAGTGGTAAGAAGATCTCGTTGTCAGGCTTAAAAGGTGACCCATATGGACGCTTTGTGGCTTCGATAAGTGTTGATGGTATGAATGTTGGTCAAGACATGCTGGATAAGAAAGTCGTTCAACCATATGGTCAAGAACGTACCTTCTTTGGTAAGCTTGCTGGTGATCCAGTCACTCCGAAAGAGTGGCGTGATGAAGGTATTGCTGATGCTCAAGGACATTACAGCTGGGATAGGCTTAAGAAGCACCCTATAAGCGCTGTAGCGGGCACTGTAGCCTCTGTGGTAGACCTAGCTACTGGTTTGCCTGAGTGGGCCTCTAGGACCGCTTTAACAGGCGTTGGTATTGTTAAGGAAACTTTTACTGGTGTTGACAAAGCTGGTAGTGAAAAGTCCATTAAAAAGGCTGAAGAGTTTGCTGACAAGTATACCAAAGAGTTCCATATGGATGCTCTTACTGGTTTAGCTGGACGTGCAGCCACCGCTATGGGTGCTGACCCCACAATGATTGGTCATGCTTTTGATCCTGTCTCTAAGCTTTATCAAGCTGGTCAGGATGCTTTAGCTGAACAAGGAACTAAGGTTGGTATTGCTCCTGCAGCTACTCGCTTTGCTATGGATAACATTGTAGCGATTCTTACTCCTAAAGTAATGGGCAAAGCTCATGAGGTCCTAACTGAGGGTAAACCAACTCCTGAATATGTTAATGAACATCGTGCTCGTAAAGAAGAGCAGTATGCACAGGCAGAGAAAGAAGAAGCCGCTAAACCAGCAGCTTTAACGGAGACAGCTATTCGTGATAAAAAGACTGGCGTTGTTGAACGTATGGGTCCTAAGCATGATGAAGCCCGGAAAGCTGAAACTAAAGACACACATGAACAGGGGTTCATTGATGCTGATGGTAACTTCCTTGAACGTAAAGATGCCCTTACTAGGGCTCAAGAAACTGGTCAAGTAGCAAAAGGTAAGAAGCTGGATTTTGCAGATGAGGGATTGCACAGTGGTGATCTCCGTGATTCTGGTGATCCTCGTTTCCAAATAAAGGAAAAGAAAGTTCGTACTGAAGAACAAGTTCGTGAAGAGCTTGTTGATGCTGCTACTGATGCTCACATGCAAAAGATTAGTAAAGCATTTGATCTTCCTGATCTTGTTACTGATATTAAAGGACGTAAGCTTCAAGCACCTAAAGACTTGGGTCTTGAGAAACTTCCTGGTATTGTTAAAGAAGAACCTACTAAGTTTGCTGCATGGGCAGAAGACCTTAAAGATAAACTTGGGGTATATGTCCGCAATGAAATCAAAGATGGTCTAATGACTCATTTTGATGCGCTTAAAATGGAAGAGATCATGCCTGATAAGGCTGGTCGTGAGCGTGTATGGGAAGCAATTCAAGAAGGTAAGGGTAGTGAACTTACTGGACAAGCTAAGAAGCTGTATGACTTTCATCAGAAGGTTTTGGATGAGATCTATCAAGCTGCTAATAAGGTTGGTGCTATTAAAGGTTACATACAGGACTATGCAGCTCGTCATATTGATATGGAACAGCTGTCTGCTGAGCAGAAAGAAGCTCTATTAAAAGAGATTGGTAATGCATATCCGTCTTTACAACCAACTACTAAACATGCTCAAACACGTACAGTCACAGACTTTGGTGAGCTTAAAAAGATTATGGAAAAACATGATCTTAAATTTAAGACAACAGATCTTGCTGAAGTGTTTCGGTTGTATGCACAGTCTGTAAAGAAAGCGGTTAGAGATACTAACAAGCTTAATGCAATGAAGAAGACTCGTGTTAGTGGTCTTCCAGTCTTAATGGAAATTGGTGGCTCTGAAAAGATACCTCCTAATTATAAACCATTAAGAGGCTCTGGTATGTATGAGAACTATGCTGTACATCCTGATATCTATGATGCTGCAAAGCATCTTATAGGTAGCAACGATCCTGGGATGGTTCTTAAAGCAGCTGCTACTTTGTCAGGTGCCATTAAGCGTATGGCTGTTGGTTTTTCATTGTTCCACTATGGTACATTAAACGTAGCTAACTTTTTGACAAACAAACCAATGCACAGCATTGAATCTTTTGTTAAGACAAGAGGTGGTGTTAAGCGTGAGAGTTTGTTAAAAGATCCGACAACAGGTAGACTAAGTGAAGAAGCTAAGTTTCAGATTGATAACGGAGTTACATTCGGTATTATTTCTGACTCTGGTGTTGGTGCTATGGATGCTATTGCACAGAGTGCTGATAAACTTTTAGGTAAGGTTACAGGTAAAAACTATAATCTAATTTATAAAGCAACACAGCCTGCTCGTATGGTACAGAAAGCTCTTGACCATATGACATGGGAGATTACCCATGATGGATTAAAACATCTTGCTGCACAAAAGAAATTAGAGATGGCTAGATTAAATCATCCAGACATTCCAGATGCTGTTCACATGAAAGAGATTGCACGTAACATTAACAATACTTTTGGTGGTCTTGATTGGTTTAGTGTAGCACGTGAAGGTAACAGTAAGTTTAGTGAGAAGATTAAGATGGCAGCTTATAGTCCTACTGGACGTATGGGTTTGCAAGTTCTTATGTTTGCTCCTGACTGGACAATGTCTACTGTTCGTGCAGTTACACATGCACTACCAGAGAGAGCTTTTGCTCCAGAGACTTGGGACTTATCTAGAGGTTTACAAGGTTTATTACATCCATTAACTGATCATGATTATTCAAGACAGTATATGATGCGGTTTGCTTTGACATCTTTGACACTTGCTAATGGACTTAACGTTGCTTTATCTGGTAAGTATATCTGGGAAAACAAAGATCCATTTACGATTGATCTTGGGGATGGTACATTCCTTAGTCCATTTAAACATGCGGCTGAGTTCTACCATTGGATTACAGACTTTGATAAGACGTTTTATAATAAGCTTGGTTGGTTGCCTAAACAACTTACTGAAGCTGCTTATGATATTCGTAAAGATACACCATTACAAGAGCGGATAAAAAACCTTGCAAAAGGTACTGTTGTTCCATTTACTGGATCTTCTGCAACTGATCCTAGACGAACGCCAGGCGAGTCAGCATCTGCGTTTGTAGGTATGCCTATTACTGGTGTTAAAGATAGACCAATGCCTAATTGGGAACGTATGAAGAAGAACTTTCAACGTAAACTTGGTATTAAAATTAAAGACGATACGGATAAAGAATGAAAATACTAATCATCGATGCATCAGGTGTATGCCTTGACTTTGCTTTACGGTGCCAGAACTTTGGACACACTGTAAAGTGTTTTATTAGACACAATAAGGATGGTAGTCGCTCGATGGTCGGT